CCTTTAATACGCAAGCCCCGCGCCTTCAGACCGGCGGGCAAGTTAGACAGCGTACCGGCATCAACAAGCTGGCGAAGAATAGACGTGGCTGATTTGGCAATCCCGCCAACCAAGTGGATCAAACCAAAGCCATAGAACCCAAAACCAGGGATATATGTGTACTGGACAAAGTGCTGACGCTTCAGCTTTAGCGGGTCGTCTTGGTTCCAGTTCCGGTAAATCGACAGGATCGTACCTGTGGATTTCTCCACCGTGACCACATACGGCAGGGCAATACCCGTCGGCTCACCATCCTTCCCAATATCCTCATAGCCAGGGACATCAAGATCAACATGAATCTCTAGAAGAATATGCCGGTCATCCGTGTCTATTTGCTCTTCACCAGATAACTTATCTTTGGTCCTCTGGATGTCGTTCCTGTCCGGGACCGGGGTAGAAAGATCAATATCACGGTAGAAACCAATGACTTGCAGTTTGCGAATTTCGTTCTCATTCTTCCGCATGATGTGGGTGTAGCGGGGGGATGTCATGAGATCTGACGCCCCGTATGGAACCACAAACTCTTCAGCAGGAACGTAAATGGACGAAGGGCGACCTAGGGTCGGGTCGTAGTAGACCTTCTTAAACGCCGCACCAGACAGGGGCAAAGCAAAAAGCATACGCTCATGTTCGCTACGGTAGTCGGAGATCTTCTCAGTCAGGAAATAGTTGAGGTCTTCTTTAACTCGTTGTGCTTGACGTTCACGCTCAGGGGTGGTTTTGCCCACAATCTTCGTGCGGACAGGACCGCCTGCGGGGAATGTCTCCATAATAGACTGAGACTGAAAGCGCACGGCAGCTTCTGAAAGAATGGGGTGAAACACACCACACGCCCCAGGCCACGGGCTTGAGCGGTCTTCAATCTTTAGACCCAGGAGATCCAGTCCCTGCTTGTAGGTCCGCTCCCAGTCTTCCCGCGAGCGAAGGTCTGACTCGAAGTCAGAGATGAGTTGCTGACCAATTGCGTGAAGCTCACGCTCATCAATGTGGTCCGCAAGGTTTGCCCCAAAGTCAGGAGCGAGTTGTTCAGATAGTTCAGGGCCGAGGATAACAATGGCGCCTCCATCTTGGGTCTCAATAGAGACGGCGTCTGGATTAACGATCTCAATCTCAAGCCCTGGCTCAGATGAGTTACCCAGAGGATTAAGAGCCTTGTCTATGGACACAACATATCCCCTTAATAATAATCAGCGCGGCGCTGCATTGGTGCATAATCCTCTTCGTAGTCAGATGGCAATCTAATAAATCCACCCTGCCTATACCTCATAAGAGCCATGACCACGCTATCCACAAAGTCATCATGGCTTCCATTTGGGAAGGAGGCGCATTCCTCAATTACCTCGTCCGCCCACTTAGTTTCAGGACACCATACCATACCGGATGAGAAGATGTCAGTAATACTGTTTGTCCTCATGATCTTATCGCCAGACGCCCTGGTGGGGGTAAACTCTGACACCGGGATGTCCATTTGACGCAACTCATGAATGAGGGGCAACCCTGAAGCCTTACCTTCAATTAAGAAAGTGTCGGGTTGCCACTCCATATAAACCTCTTTTGCCCTGGCCTTAAGCTCAGGAAACTCCATTCTTTCCTTAAATGCATCTAGTAAAATAATATTACTACTAGTGCCGCCAAATTCATTTTCTCCATCAAATACTCCCCACACAGTGAATGCTGTATAGTCAGATCGATTGTTCTTTGTGAATGCAGTGTCGGCAGATACAATTACATATTCATAATCTGGCGGTGAGCTTTTCTCCCAGCGCCGCCACCATTCTCTTTTGAGGATTGCCCCCTCTTCATTGGTGGGCTGTTGTTGATACTGAGCGTTCCACTTGGCTGTGGGTAACTCTGACTTGAGAGCCTCAAGGGACTCTTTGCTCCAGTAGCTAGGCCAAAGAGGATTGCCCGAAGGCAGTATCGCGGGTAACTCAATCACTTCCCACTCAGACGATCCGTCACGATCCATGGAGGTTTGAATAAGCCTGCCGGTCAAATCACGTTTAGCCCAGCGGGTCATGACAATCACAATAGCCGCATCTGGCTGTAGACGCTGACGAGGACCAGAGGTGTACCAGTCAAAGACCTTGTCATAGATTGACGGATCACCAATGGCAGTCACAGCCTGCTGTTCAGTATGCGGATCATCAATAATGAATAGATCTGCACCCTTACCAGCAATTGCCCCGCCAACACCAACGGCGAAGTACACACCACCATCTGAGGTATTCCACCGGCCCGCAGCCTTACTATCAGACTGCAATTTCAAATTACTAAAGACTTCCTTGTAGTCTTCACTGTCTACAAGGTTCCTGACCTTACGCCCGAAATCTACAGCCAACTCAGCAGTGTGAGTTGCTTGGATAATTTTCTTCCCTGGGTTCTTACCAATAAACCATGCAGGCAAGAGATAAGACGCAAACTCAGACTTGGTATGACGAGGCGGCATGTTGATAATCAACCGCTTACAGCGGCCATTTAACACACGCTCAAACGCCTCAGCCATGATCTCATGGTGCCTGCTCTGAATGAACGCAGGCCACATACGCCGGACAAACGGCAAAAACTTATCCTTGGCAGTATCCCTACTCTGAGCCTCCTCATAGTCCTGAAGAAGCTTCAAAATATCCTTCTGCTCCTCCAAAGGAAGCTGACCAATCTTGTCTAAGATCTGAGTAACGTCCAAACTCAACCTCTTAAAAAGCCCCTCCCCCACAAAGGGGAGGGGAAGGTTAGGGAGAAAACAACGAAAGGACGCAAGCCGCAGCTTGCAATTACAACCTAGTCAAACTCTATTCGCGCTGGCAAGTGGAAATATTCACATAACAACCAAAAGACTGCGAGACTTATTTGGCTGATTCTTTAAGAACCCACGATTAACCAAACAATACACAATTCTATGGACATTACTCTTAGAGGAAATACTTAACCCCTTGCATATATCTTCATATGAAGGAGAATACCCATGCTCCTCCCAGAAATTCAAAATGAAATCAAGCACCTGCTTTTGTCTTTTTGTCATTAGCAATCACCTCCTGTGCCTGGATTAAAGCCTTCAAGGTCGCAGGACCACACCCAGGCTTCGACCTCAACTCATCAGGGGTTGCCCCCAAGAAACTGTCTACACTGTCAAACTGCCGCATAACATCTTCAGCAGAAGCCTCTACACGGCCATTAGCCCACTTCAGGCTACCCCAATACCTCAAACACCACGGAAGCACCTCAGCGGCCTTTAAAACAGGCCCTACGGGGTGTTTAGTTGCCCTCCGCACAGTGACCATAGACCTCAATGCACGGGCAACATTGTGGCACAGCTCCATGTCAGCCACCTCAGCAGCCTCCAACAAACCATTCAAATGCGCCTCAGCCTCACCTAAAGTATAATGTTTATATATATCCTTCATACCCTACCTCCTCTTCCTAACTAGTAACTCTATTACCGAAGTAGGTATCCTCTCACCAACAAGATCCTCTGTATATACCCTCTTCTGCACCATAGTAATGTAACCTTGCTCCTCTAAATCCCTAGCTTGACTAATACTCATGATACCATTCTCCACAGAATACCATTTACCATACTCTGTATAAGCTATTACTACCCATTCTATAGGTAAGTTATTCATATCTACCGCCTTGTCAGGCATATTCTTCCTCTAATAATATGTAATTCTAGTAGAGAACAATATAGAAACAACAGATTCGCAGCAAGCAATCATAGATTGAATAAGTTTTTGGAAAATGGCCGGAAGCACGGGGCAAATACCAACCAATACGGGAAAAATTTGTATATACCCCGTGGCAATATGGTACCTAGAAATTGATAGGGGGTGGTTTTGTATATTGGAGTGATGAGAATTTGGTTGGAAAATTGAATAGGGGGTGGGGTATGTGGCGAAAAATAATCGTTTGAGTGGGATTTCAAATCGTTTGAGTGGGATAGTATGTATGGTGGGTGGGTGGACCCTGATCGCTACTTGGTGGCCCCCTACCGGGTGGGGTCTACGGCACCCCATTCCAGCACCGCAGACCCCTAAGCCATTGAAATCGTTGGATTATCCAGCAAGCTTAGCCAAGCGTTGCTGCAATTCCTCTTTGATGGCGTCAGCGCTTCTGTCGTCTACCGCCTTGGTCTCAATTCTATCAGTAAACAAGGACACGTCAGTCATTTTCCCTAGCAATTCCAATGCTCTAACACGGACAGATGCGGGGTTCTTTATGTCGTTTGCTTCAATCTGCAATCTTTCAATGACACTTGCCTTTATCCGTGCGGCGTCATGCGATGATTTCATCCTTTTCCGCTCAATTAATGCATTGATCCTCGCGGTAATGTCCGGGCGTGCCAGTAGCTTACAAGCTTCATTGTGGATTGTATGCGGCGCCATGTTTTCGGCGTTGTATGCTTTGCGGTAAGCATCTGCCCCTGTCATGTTTTCTGCCATGTTATCGCAGAAGGCTAGCTGCTTCACGGTCAAGCCTTCCGCCCCTTTACCCTGCCCCTTTGCCAATGGCACCACGTTACCGCCTTCCACTACTCGCAGGGGGGCTTTGCCCTTACTCTTTCCCTTCCCTCTTCCCTTGTCTTCCATCACGCCACCTTGCCCCGCATGGCGGGGGTTCGGGCGGAAAGTATCGAATAACCATTCCGCCTATGTTGTCGATGTATACAGAATGACCCCTCAACCCATTGAAAAACAAGCCCAATAAAATTCTTTGATAAATTTTTGCATCAATTGGCTTCTAACCTATTGACTTGACCTATAACCCATTGAAATTGCAATGGATTAATTTCTCTTGCAATTATTTTTGAACAATCATATTCTCTATGGGTAAGCGCGGCAAATAAGAAAAACAGCGCAAGGCTTGGTGGCGGCAATCGCTTGGACCCCTGAAACAATGGGGCCGTGATGCGGTTCGGTTATATCACCCGGCATTCTGGCAGACCC